CAGGAATTTCTGGAACTTATGTTGCGATAGCAGGTGATGGATCAACTGCGCAAACAAGCACTTTTGTTTTCAACTTCGGCCAACGCCCATTTACCTACACCCCGCCAACTGGCTTCAATGCGCTAAACACGTATAATCTCCCCGCGCCAAGCATAACTAATGGTGCGAAGAATTTTAATATCGGGCTATACACAGGTAACGGAAGCACACAAAGTTTGACCCAACTCGGCTTCCAGCCTGATTTTGTTTGGAACAAGTCTCGCGCCAACACTGAATTCCACGTTTTGATGGATTCAGTTCGCACTCCTGACAAGGCGTTGTACTCTAACTCGACGCAAGCAGAAGATAGCGGACTTGGAAATACGTTTACCTCTACTGGCATGAACGTGGTTTCCACCGGCAACATCAATACCAATGGCATATCGTACGTTTATTGGGGCTGGAAGGGCGGCGGCACTGCCGTCACTAACAACTCCGGCACTATATCATCACAGGTAAGCGCGAACACTAGTGCAGGGTTTAGTATCGTTACTTATACTGGCACGGGTGCTAACGCGACTGTCGGGCATGGTCTTGGTGTAGCGCCATCTTTTTATATTACAAAGTCATTGTCATCTTATACCAATTCAAATTGGTGCGTTTATCATAAATCATTGGGTGCAACGCAATATGGTATATTAAACTCAACAAGCGCATTTGGAGCAACTTCTACTATTTGGAATAATACTGAGCCAACAAGTTCTGTATTCTCATTGGGGACTTCTGCTCAAACAAATAGCTCTGGCTTGGGTTTTGTCGCCTACTGCTTCTCCGCAGTCTCCGGTTATTCTGCCTTCGGAAAATATACGGGGAATGGATCGACGGACGGGCCTTTTGTTTACACAGGATTTAGACCAAGATTCATTTTGGTGAAAGATTCGAGTGCTGCACAGAACTGGCGGCTCTTTGATAGTTCAAGATCAACTTATAATGCTGTTTTGGAAGCATTATTTCCAAATCTTTCAAATGCTGAATCATCCGCAGAAACTGGACCTGATTTTTTATCTAATGGTTTTAAGATTCGGACATCATCTAGCACTCATAATGCAAGTGGAGATACAATTATTTACATGGCATTTGCCGAAAACCCATTCAACATATCGAGGGCAAGATAATGTTTCTTCTTCACGGTTCACCATTACAGGTTGATGTAGCTTTTAAATACAATGGCATCAGCTACCCCGCAAATTGGCTTCGTCTTGCTACGGCTGATGAGAAAGCCGCTGTCGGTATTACTGAGGCTCCTGATCCGGCAGTCTATGATGTTCGCTTCTACTGGAACTTTGGCGTTCCTAAAGATTTGGCTGATCTCAAGAAGTCATGGTCGCAGCAGATCGACAATCAGGCTTACACAATCCTCTTGCCTAGCGATTGGATGGTGGTGCGTAAGGCCGAAGGCGGTGCAGACGTTCCCGCCGATTGGTCAACCTATCGTGCGGCTGTTCGTGCTAAGGCGGCGGAGGTTAAAACTGCACTCAATGGCGCGTCTGATATTGAATCTTTTATCTCTGCCGTTACAAATATCCAGTGGCCACGCGATCCTAACGCTCCAGCATTGTAATAGGGGGTTCTAATGTCAGACGATCTGAACCAGCAAATCGGCAGACTAGAGGCTCAGGTCGAGAATCTGCACCGCGACATGGCGGAGTTAAAGGCCGACATTAAAGGTATTTCGTCAGCTATGAACCGGTGGCGCGGGGCCGGTGCGATTCTTGTGGTAGTCGGTGTTGTGCTTGGGTTCTTCGTAGATACGGCCTTCAAACTTGTTGGTAAATAATGGACCCAATTACGCTTATTGCGACAGCAACAGCCGCTTACAATGGGCTGAAGGGTGCTATCGCTGCCGGTAAAGAAATACAGGAAATGGCGCAGGATCTCGGATCTCTGTGGAACGCTGTAGGTCAACTGACGCATCTTGCTGCTACACCGCCAAAGAAGAAGCTCTTCTCTAACCCAGAAGAGATCGAGAAAGAGGCAATGGAACGCTATGCGTTGAAAGCGAAGGCGTTCAAGATGCAGGAAGAGATCAAGAATCTCTTTATCTCTTTCTATGGGGTTGCCGCCTACGAGGCAGTTCAACGCGAAGTGATAGAGATCCGCAAAGAGGTTGAGCGTCAGCATCGCGAGGAAGAAAGACTCGCAGCGGAACGCGCAGCCGAGATCAAGGATGCGGCAGGCTTATTCTTAATCGTAATGGGTCTAGTTGTAGCGATGGGCATCACAGGGTTTCTGTTGCTCATCAAGTGGCACTGATAGGGGATAGTCATGGATTTACTCAAAACATTTGGCCCACTAATCGGGTCAGTCGCGCCAACTCTTGCTACGGCTATGGGTGGACCAGTAGCAGGTATGGCGGTGAAGGCGCTCTCAGGCGCGCTATTCGGTCATCCTGATGCCTCTGACGATGAGATCAAGCTCGCACTGGCAAACCCTACGGCAGACCAGTTGGCGGCACTCAAAAAGGTTGACGCTGACTTTAAGGTGCAGATGAAGTCGCTCGACATCGACTTGGAGCGCATCGCCGCATCGGACAGAGATAGCGCCAGAAACTACGCCATCATGACCCATGACCTGACACCGCGTGTGTTGGCAGTAATCGTTGTCGTTGCGTGGGGATGCGTCCAGTGGTTCATGCTACACAATGTGATCGAGGCATCGATGCGCGAGTTGATCGCACGGGTTCTCGGTACGCTTGATGGCGCACTGATGCTTGTTCTCTCATACTATTTCGGGTCAGCCCATCGTCACACGGACAGCAAGTGATGCAGAAGAACTTTTCCCAATGCCTTGCAGCGGTACTGAAACACGAGGGCGGTTACGTTGACCATCCGAAAGACCCAGGCGGGGCTACAAATCTCGGCTGCACGAAAAAGGTATGGGAAGAGTGGGTCGGTCACGAGGTGACTAAGGACAATATACGCAATCTGAAACCGGAAGATGTGGCACCGCTATACAAGAAGCGGTACTGGGACGCGATCAAGGGAGACGATCTGCCGTCAGGAGTAGACATGTCGATGTTTGACTGCGCCATCAATTCTGGCACGGGACGAGCGGCTAAGATTGCCCAGAAGATTTGCGGCGTGGCGCAGGATGGCGCAATAGGGCCTGCGTCTCTTGCTGCTATTAGGGCGCATGTAGACCGCGACGGTGCTCGCTTCTTCATCGAAGAGTATAACCATGCGCGGCTAGAGTTTCTGCAAGCACTGCAAACCTTTGACACTTTCGGTAAGGGTTGGAGCCGACGCGTTAATGAGGTAAATATAGCTTCAGTAGACCTCGCGCGTCTTGGAGATGCCTGATGCCGTTAGTCCCTCTCGCGATCCCACCTGGCGTAGTTAAGCCTGCCACACCTTTGATGGCAAAGGGACGCTATTGGGATGCAAACCTTATTCGGTGGCGGTCGAACAAGCTCCTTCCTGTTGGCGGGTGGCAGCGCATTACTGAAACACCATTAGCAAGCACTGTGCGGGCGTTGTTTCCGGTAATGGCTAATGATGGCTCTAGCTGGGTTATCATCGGGTGCGAGAATAAACTCTATGCCGGTGAAGGATCGACTTATACCGACATCACCCCTGCCAACTTCGTCCCCGCAGAACAGGGGCTTTACGGCGGTTATGGTGCTTACAATTATGGTGCGTTGCTTTACGGCGATGACACAGATCCAACCTATCCTCGCCCGCCAAGCCAGTTGAGTGTCCCGTCATTCACATGGACAATGGATAACTGGGGGGAAGATTTGCTCTCAGTTGCATCGTCTGATGGTCGTCTGTTTATCTATCACCCAGGAGACACGCAGGCTGGTGTTGTTGGGTTCTCTAACATTACTACTATTTCCCGTACCTCTAACGTAGTGACTGTTACGACGGCACTTGATCACTCATTCCGCGTTGGTCAAAGCGTTGTGATTGCAGGTGTTACGACATCTTCATTCAATGGCACATTTACAGTCGCTTCAGTACCAACAGATACAACATTTACCTATTCCCAAAGCGACACAAACGCCACGTCTTCTGGTGGCACTGTAACTCATTCTGGCACACCTACGCAGAATCGCGGTGTGATCGTAACGCCAGAACGTCATGCTGTGCTTTTCGGGATGAACGGCGATCCTCGTCGTGTTGGATGGTCTGATGCGGAAGACTATGCGGAATGGGATTTTGCTTCAGCCACAAACACAGCGGGTTTCTTTGACCTTGATACGCAATCGCGCATCATCATGGCTGTCTCTGTCCGTGAAGGGACACTGATCTGGACTGAAGATGAAGCATGGCTGATGCGGTATGTCGGATTGCCATACATTTACGGCTTTGAGCGCATCGGTTTTGGATGCGGTCTACAGGCACCTCGTTCTTTTGCGACATTCGGTGGACGCTGCATTTGGATGGGGCGCGAAAACTTTTGGATATATGACGGCGGTTATGTGAAACCTCTCCCGTGTGATGTTAATGAGTATATCGTTAACAATATGGACCCGACCGCAGGAACTCTCTACACACATGGTGCAGAGAATGGTCTCTTCCCAGAAGCATGGTTCTGGTATCCGTCAGTCGGTTCCGCTGTCCCTGACCAGTATGTGATTTACAATTACGCTGAAGGTTGGTGGTCTATTGGTGAGATGACGCGCACAGCTTCAACCGGCGCAAGTGTATTCCCTTACCCTATAGCGGCAGACAACACGAACGACCTTTTCTATCAAGAGAACGGTTGGACGAATAATGGTGCATCGCTTGTGGGTGAGCGTTGGGTTGAGAGCGGGTCTCTCAACCTGCAACAGGGTAACAATGTGATGATGATCAAACAGGCTTTGACAGACTCTGGCTACGGCTACGACTCGACCGCGTTGCAGTTCTACACGTCCTATACACCTGAAGGCACAGAGACGCTTTCTTCAGTGTTTTCTCCTCGCGCCAATGGATACACAGATGTTCGTGTTTCTGGGCGTGAGATGCGCATCAGGTTAGAGTCCACAGAAGATGCTCCGTGGTCTGTGGGAGAGACGCGGTTAGATCTGGTACCTCGAGGTGGTCGATGAGAATCTTCATCCCGACACCTCCGCCAGACTATAACCCGTCAGCTTTTGCGACAATCTTCGACACCTTGAAGCGTACGATTACATTTGGCGTTTCGACAGAAGAGGCCGTGGAAAGCATACTCCTTCAAAGTCCTGACGGATCGGTGTATAAGTTGACGGTAGACAACGCAGGTAACCTTGTAACAACGGCGGTGCCTCTTGGGTCTCGATGAAAAGCAAATCCTGAAGCTCCTTGAGTCAGGGATGAAGAAAGGCGGATATACGCACAGCATAAAAGACATAGTTGAAGCGCTGAAGGAGGGCCAGATGCAGGCTTTCCTAAATGACGGAGCACTGGCGATCACACAGGTCGTCGATTTCCCCCAGAAGCGTGTCCTAGAGGTTTTATGGTGTGCGGGCGTACTGGACGAAGTGATGAACCTAAAGGCAAAGCTCGTCGAGTTCGCGAAAGAACAGAATTGCACAATGGGTCGAGCGTATGTTCGACCGGGTTTAGTGGTACCAATGGAGCAGGCGGGATGGCGAAAAGCTCAAACTGTCATGTTCTTTGACTTGGAGAATTAAGATGAGCGGTGGATCTGGACCAACAACGACGCAGACTTCCTCTGTCCCTGCTTGGGTTGAGCAATTCGGCAAAGAGAATGTCGAGATGGCTAAGACTGCCGCGGCAACACCGTATCAGGCTTACTCTGGCGAGACAGTTGCGGCGATGACCCCTGACCAGCAGGCGGCATATAATCTCCTGCGCA